TAAACTATTATTTGCTCTAATAGCAATTACTGGATATATAGCCAATATTAAAGATAAGAAATCTTTATCCTATTGGCTATGGTTATTTTCAAATACTGGATGGTTCGTTATGAGTCTATTCAGTGATGAATGGGCTTTAGCTCTTATGTTTTTAGTTTATGATGGATTCTGTATTTATGGATTATATAAGGAAAATAATAATGGAAAAACTTAGATGTATTGAATTAGAAGGTGATTTATTTGGTAAACAACATTCTTCTTTATGGGAATTTGTGGAGAAATATATTTCACTAAATAACCCACAAACAGAGTTTCAAGATGGCAGAATACAATGTCATGCCGAGAAAAATAGGTCATTTGATGATTTATTATTATTGTGTCAAAATTATTACCCAGAAACTACCATTGAAGAGCTAGTAAATACATTTTGTAGTTTATCTAAAACTAAAACCTTAAGTCCTGAAGTATGGTATTGTGATACTATTAATAAACCAGTAATAACACACGATCATTTTGACGAAAATAGACGTAGAAGTAGAACTAAAAGTCTATTTATATCATTTGAATATAATACAAAAGGTAACTCTCAATGGTCTAAGTCTGAGTTATCGTCAATGATAAAAGAATAATTTAATTAAAGGAGAGAGATTTGTGGTTGATGGAGTAATTAAAAAATTAGAATTAAACAGACAAAGACGTATTGATGGTGATATAATAGCAATACCATGGAGTACATTTCCAAGATTAAACACTATACTTCCAGGCATTCAGCAAGGCAAAAGCTATCTTGTGGGGGCCAGAACCAAGGTTGGTAAAACTCAATTGGCAGATTATTTATTCATGTATGAGCCATTTGAATGGTGGTACACTAATAGAAATGACACTGATATCACACCAATATTTAAGTATTTTAGTTTAGAAATGTCTAGTGAGCTTAAATGGATTTCTGCAATATCATACAAACTATTTAAAAGTCATGGAATTATTATCTCGCCACAAAAATTACAGTCTGTATTTAAGGATTATATTTTAGGTGAGGATATAATGGCAATAGTTAAGTCCGCATCATTTCAGCATTGGCTAAGAGCATTTGAAGAGAAAGTTACATTTTATGACTCTGTTAGAAATGCAACTGGCATATTTAAAAACTTACAAGAAGATTCCCTATCAAGAGGTGAGTGGACTTACAAAGATATACCCTGGAAGAATGATGATGGTACTATAACTCCCAAAAAAGTTAAAGATAAGTTTATATACAGAAATCCCAATGAGTATTTAATAGATATTACTGATCACTTTGGCATTTTACATCCAGAGAAAGGTGAGAATATCTATCAAGCTATTCAGAATTTCAGCAGTAATTATTGTATTGAGTTACGCAATAACTACAATAGAATACCAGTTGGAGTTCAGCAAATGTCAGCAGATAGTGCTGATGCAGCTTATACTGGTGGCGGTAAAATCATTGTAGACAAAATCAAACCTACAGATAGAGATTTATCTGATAATAAGCATACAGCTTTAGATGTCAATGTAATGATATCATTGTTTTATCCATCATTATATGGTTTGGCTGATTATGATGGCTGGGACATGGCTAGAATAGGTAAGAATCATAGAGAACTTATGGTTAATCTCAATAGAGACGGCTTGAGTAATGCCAGCGTTCAGCTGTTATTCTTAGGTGCATGTAATTATTTCGCAGAATTACCTAGAGAACCATCTGAAGCTGTTTATAGAAAGATTGAAGAATATAATAAAAATACAATTTAATGGCAAAATATAAATTATTACCAGGCTTTGATCCTTTCCATGATGGAGAAATATTTGATATAAACAATCCAATACCTAAATATTTATATTGGAATTATTTAGGATCATGGGATAATATTCTAGAAAAACATTCTAAATATTTTGAGTTAGTGCCAGAAGAAACTATGTGCGAAAAAACAATTACCTTAAGCTTGGATAAAGCTAAGAAAATGTATGGTAAATCTCCAGAAATGGATGAGTTACTATTGGCTAATTTTACTAAAGACGAGCTGAATAAGAAGGAATTACCTAAAAGTTGGAGCAAGTTAAAATATATAAGTGGATTCTATTTGTCACAATTTTCAGTAATTTGCGATACTAATAATGAATCGATAAAGGATAAACCTGCTGATTTTCAAAATTACAATATTTTCGCTACCGAAAAGCAAGCGAAGTCAGCATTGGCTATGGCACAATTATCACAATTAATGGCTGTATATAATGATGGCTGGGAAGCTGATTTCGAAGATTCTAATAACAAATATTGTATTGAAAGAACCTATAAAAGAATAATTAAAACGATTCACATCTGTAATTATAGTTTTCTTGCATTTAAATCAGAAAAATTACGTGATGAATTCCTGAGGAATTTTGAGCCTTTGATTAAAGAATATTTTATGATTGATTAATTTAAAGATAGGAGAAAGATAAGTGAGTGAAGAGAAATTTATATTACCAACAGTTAAAAGACCGCCAGTGGCTATAGACCCAAATACGCTTTTGTTATATGGCTCACCAAAATCGGGTAAAACTAGTCTAGTAGCACAATTACCAAACTCATTATTAGTTGAGTTAGAGCCAGGCGGAGCAGATTTTGTTGAAGCTAATGTTATACAAGCAAATAACCCACCAGAATTTGAAAAGATTTGCAAGGCTATTATTGATGCTGGATGTCCATATGATTATGTGATCTTCGACACAATTACTCGTCTTGACGAATATAGCGAGTTTGTTGGTACTTATAATTATATGAGTAAGTCAATGGGTTCTAGATTTAATGTTAAGCCTGGAACTATTGAGAAGTATAAAATGGGTGATCCTAAATTTGAAACTGTTCATGAGATGCCAAATGGCAATGGTTATAAATTTAGCCGAGAACAGATGGATAAATGGTATGATCTAATGTCTAAGACTGCAAAGCATGTCATTCTACTAGCTCATATTAAAGATAAGTTTATTGAGGCTAAGAAGTCTGGAGATACTGTTGAGGCTGCGGATATCAATCTTACTGGTAAAGTCAAGACGAATTATTGCTCAAGAGTTGATGCTGTTGGTCATTTCTTTAGAAGAGGTAGTGAAGGAATCATTAATTTTAATAATGAAAACTCAATAGCATGTGGTGGTAGGTGTACGCATCTTGATGGAGAAATTGTAATCTCACAAAAGAATGAAGATAAATCTATTACAACTTATTGGGATAAAATCTATTTAAAATGAAAGAAGAGTTTATAGCATTTTTAGAAAAGCATGGTGTTCTAGAGAAATTTAAGGCTGATCTTCAGAAAGTTCCCTCTAGAGAAGCTGATTTTGATGTATATATAAATCATAGTTTAGATGATTATGATTACATCAATCGTGCATTTACTTGGGATAAAACTCCTGAGAAGTATAGTTTCTGGTCAAACTTGCATATGTTATGGCATAAAGAAGTTAATAAAAAAAATAATTAGTAACATTTAAATTTAAATATATGTTTTCGACAAAAGGTGTAGTATTGAAAAGTGAAGGTGGGTTTAAGTACTTGTCGTATGGTGTACAGAAAGCTGTGATTGTTGGCTATGAGTTAAAAACTGCCAAGACTGGCAAACAGATGGTTGTGCTTCTTATGGAAGGGCCAAAAGTTACAGATGCAGGCTTTGAGCCAGATCCAGCTAGTAAATTTGGTGGTCGTATCGGTCGTGTAAATTTCACTATTTACTTCGACAAAGATAATAAAGAGCAGATGGAGCAATTCATCACTAATATTGCTCTTATTGCAAAGAAACTTGGTGTTTCCGAGCAAGTTGATGTTATTGAAGCTAGTGATCTTGAGTCTTATTTGAATAAGCTCATGCCAGTTCTACGTGGTAAATTTGCTGTTTGGGCTATTACAGCTCAGGAGTATGTCTACAATAAGGATGGCAAAGATAAGGTTGGCTATTCGTTAGGATTACGTCGTTATGGCTTTATTGCTTCACTCGATGAAGTAGAGGCTGATCCAAATCATATTAAACCATTCAATAAGGATGATAAATATGATTATCAAGCTGTAGCTATAGCTAGTGTTGACCCTGACTTTAAAGTACAGGCACCAGAGGATGAAATGCCTTGGTAAAATATTGTTGTTTTAGGTTGTTAAATTTGATTGGGCTGTCTACGGATGGCCCTTTCTTTTAAAATTAAGTTATGTGTAAAAAGATAAATTATTTAGAATTAGCTAAAGAATTTAATAATACTGGATATCCTTGGGCCAAAGATTTTAGCCAAGATAAATTTCTAGTAATTGCAGAGTTTATACTAAGAAAATCCAACAAAGTATCAACTAAGGGCAACTTTGGTGGTACGCACATATGTACCGACAACGAGTGTTATTGTGGTAAATATAAAAAAGGAGAGTTAATGATTGATTGTGATGGCGGATGTCAGTATCCAGGGGCATAATAATTAAAATTTAAAACAAAATGATCACAACTAGAAATATTCTTACTAAAAGCAATTTATTAGATGTGATTTCTACATATCAAATATTTAGTGCTTACTGTAAGAATTTTAAGAAAATATCACAACCTTTTAAATCAGAGTTTAGAGATGAAAAGTCTCCATCGTGTATGATAGAATATATTGGTGGAGACCTTTTGTACACAGATTTTGGAGAGGGTAGTTATAGGGCCATAGAGTATGTTATGCGTAAGTTTAATTTAAACTTTCATGACACATTAAGCAAGATGAATATGGATTTTGATGCTGGATTAATAGATAATAGTGAGAGTACATTTAGATATGTTAAGACTTTCATTCCAAAGATTAATCAAACGCCACATTTTAAAGAGAAATCCACCACTGTCATAGAGGTGGCATACGCCCCATATAAAGACTATGATTTAGAATACTGGGCAAAGTATGGCTGGACTGAAGAAATGCTTCAGATGGCCTCTATTAGGCCAATAGATTACTTCTGGTTAACTATGGAACACAAAGGTATAATCAGGGCGCCATATGCAGTGCCACATGAGCTAGCTTATACTTATGACTATTATCGTCATAATGGTATATATAGAAGAAAATTGTATTTTCCAGAACGTGATGCTAAATACAAATGGACATCAAATGTAGATAATACTGTTATTCAAAATTGGGATTTATTACCCAAGGGTGGTGGCGATATTTTATTTATAACTAGCAGTAAGAAAGACTGTGGTGGTTTCTATAGAATATATAATCAATGGAATGCTTGCGCTCCAAATACAGAGTTAATATTCCTGCCAGAGAAGATCTTTTATACTAAGATTAAGCCTCGTTGGAATAGAATTATATATTGGGGCGATAATGATTCAGTCGGTGTAAATAATGCTCTTAAATGGAAGGAAATGCACCAAATAGAGGCTATATGGAACCCATTAACTGCGCCAAAAGATCAAAGTGATCTTATTGCCAAGGATGGCCTTAGAGAATTTAATTATCAACTACAAAAATTAATACAGTAATGGAAAGAATACTTTGTGCCGCCATATGTAATCCAGAAGAATTTGATATGGCTGATAAACCACTGATATATTGTGGCTATCGTCATAATAATATTTTATGGCAAGGTAAGCATGTGTCTAGAAATCCATATCATCAAGGATTTTTAACTAGTAGTGGTAGATTTGTGTCTAGAGAGATTGCTGCAAGCATAGCATTAAGGGCTAAACAAATTAACGAGTTACAATTCTCAGATGAAGACTTATTTTCAGAAGACTTATATTAATAATATGATTAAGCAAAAATTCAATAAACTAAAACCAAATATTCCTCTATTTATAGTAATCGTTGTGGCAATATTCATTCTATTCACAATGATATCTTGTGCTACATTACAGAAAGCTAATGGATTTCATAATTACCCATCTAATACCGATTGGAGGGTAAGAATATTATGACACCAATAGAAGATAGAACAATACGAGTAGGTGATCTATATATCAGAAAATATGATCCCACTAAAGAGAGTAAAATACTAATTGGTATATGGGATGGCTCATGTACTAATCTAAACTTAGAGCACCTAAAAGAACTGCGCAAGGTAGTTAATCAGTTAATACTTGACATGACATTTAAAACAACAACTAAATGACAATTAAAAAAATTGGAATACCAATAAGCAAACTTGGAGAAAATTCAGTAGGATTAACTCTAAATTATCTACAATTTGCAGCACAATTTGGCGAAGCAATATTATTACTACCAGATGCACCAGTTAGGACTGATCTGGATATGATCTTACTACAGGGTGGAAGTGACGTCGATACGCAGAGATACGGACAATTCCCATCATATTTAACTGGTAAACCAGATATTTATAAGGAGTATTTTGATACCGAAGTCCTACCTGAATACATCGCTAATGGCGTG